TCCCCGTATCATGGTCACTACGACCCCCAAGCCTACTAAGCTGATCCGACAGATACTCAAGGACCCTAAGACTGTCGTTACGACAGGTAGTACCTTTGATAACTCCTCTAACCTAGCTGACACTTACCTGACTGCTGTTAAAGAACAGTATGAGGGTACTAGACTGGGTAGACAAGAACTATACGCTGAAGTCCTAGAAGAAGCGCAAGGCGCACTCTGGACGACTGACCTGCTGGATAATGCATCAGTTAAGCATGAAGACCTCCCCGACTTTACCAGAATTGTTGTTGCAATAGACCCCGCCATCACCTCTAACGCTGAGAGTGACATGACGGGTATTGTTGTTGCTGCCATTGACGTGAATGGTATTGCCTACGTCTTAGGTGATTACACTGATCGTCTGACGCCTCAGGGCTGGGCCTCTAAAGCTATTTCCCTCTACCACCAGTATGGTGCAGATAGGATCGTAGCTGAGAGAAACCAAGGTGGGGAGATGGTGAGACGAACATTAGAGGTAGAAGATGAAACAGTTCCTATCAGACTTGTACATGCCTCTAGGGGTAAGTATGCCCGCGCTGAACCTGTATCTGCCTTATATGAGCGTAATCTTGTCAAGCATGTTGTGAACCCACCTGACGGTGCTTCGCTTAATGAGCTTGAGACACAAATGAGAACATGGGAGCCTTTAGGGTCAATAGGCTCTCCTGACCGACTGGACGCCCTTGTGTGGGCCATAACAGACCTATCCCTCAACGGCTACAGCAAGCCTAAACTTGCCCTTGTCTACAGTAGTTCCAAGGGTCTCCTCAATAGATAACATGGAAACCTTTAGTCATGGTCAAGAATCTCTCTGAAGCAGATGCCAAGTCTGTTCTAGGTGTTGCGGGTCAGAATACTCGTAACGGACAAATTAGAGCAGACGAGTTCCTCCCAGAACTTCGTGGTAAGAAAGCTGTACGGAAATACAGAGAGATGCGGGACAACGATAGTACCATTGGTGCTGTCATGTATTCCGTTGAGCAAATCCTTCGGGATGTTGACTTGCACGTTAAGCCTGCTGACGAGAGTGATGCAGCTAAACGTGAGGCCAAGTTCGTAGAAGAAGTCCTGCACGACATGGACCACACGCTTGATGACCACGTTGCTGAGGCCCTGTCCTTTCTGTCGTATGGGTTTGCTTGGTTCGAGGTGGTGTACAAGCGTAGGGTAGGCCCCACAGCCCGTAGTGACAAGAGACACTCTAAGTACACTGATGGTCGTATCGGTGTCCGTAAGATCGCTGTCCGTGCGCCTTGGACTATCAGCAAGTTTGATGTTGACCAGCGTAGCGGTGATGTACTTGGTATTGAACAAGATGTAGGTGGCTTCAACAATGAAAACCGTATCCCAGTCAACAAGTCGCTGTACTACCGCACCACAAGTCTCAATGGTGACCCCTCTGGTCGTTCTATCCTTCGCAATGCTTATACTTCTTATGAGTATCTGAATAACCTTCAGTCCATTGAAGCTATCGCTGTAGAACGTGAGCTTGCTGGTATCCCAGTTGCTCGTATTCCCTCTGAGTACCTGTCTGGTGATGCTTCTGCTGCACAGGCTGGGTTCGTAGGTAACTTGCAACAAATCCTTCGGGATGTCAAGTTCAACGAGCAGGGCTACATCATCCTTCCATCTGACACTTATCCAGATAAAGATGGTGCGCCAAGCAACATTCGTCTTGTTGACGTAGAGTTGATGTCGTCCAGTGGTACTCGTAACATTGATATTGATCCTATCGTCAAGCGTTACCAGCATGACATAGCTCGTTCAGTTCTTTCTGAGTTTCTTCTTCTTGGTTCTCAGGGTGGTTCCTACGCCTTGTCCAAGTCGAAGACAGACCTGTTCCTCCGTGCGCTTGAGTCTTACATTCAAGCTATCGTTGATGTTCTCAACAAACAGTTGGTCGAACGTCTTTGGCAGTTGAACGGTCTGAACTATGACCTAATGCCCCAGATCGTAGCTGGTGATGTTGCCCCACATGACTTGCGTGAGTTGTCCTCCTTCTTGCGTAACCTTAACGGTGCAAACATTGATGTCAGCGGCCACCCAGAGTTGGTGTCTGACCTTATGGCTATCGCTGAGTTGGACTATGATCCTGATGCTGGTGTGCAGACAGCCTCACCACCTAATGCGGAAGAGTAACAATGGCAAGTCTTTCTAATGCAGTCTTTGACAGCGGCCTGTCAACTCTGACGACTAACGGTACTCGCATCGACATCTGTACCACTGAACCTACGACATACGCAGAGGCTACCTCGACATACAGCCTTGGTAATGGTTCTATCACTACAGCCTCCCCCACAGACCGTGCTGGGGGTGGTCGTGAGGTTATAGTTGGTGCAGTGACTGACGCGGCTGTTACAGTGACTGGGACCGCATCCTTCTATGCTATTACTAATGGTTCTAACACACTGTACGCTACTGGCAGTTTGAGTACAACCCAGTCTGTTGCCAATGGCAATACATTCTCTCTTGGTTCGTTTTCTATCGGTATCCCTGATCCTGCATAAAAGGGGGTTAGGTCATGGCGGCTTTAGAACCAATAGATATTCTTACTGGCCTACCTCAGTCTACGTCTGTTGACGACACCCGTTTAACCGACAATAGTTATGTAACCGACTGGTACACATACTTCTACGCAACAGAAGTAAACCTGACACAGACCCATAACCTGTCTGTTATCGCTATCCTGTCGGGTCAACCAGTTGTTTCTACTGTAGGGCTGATACAAAACTACAACATAGCAGCTAACGACATTGAAGCTAGTTCTCCTGTGGTCTCCTCTACAGAGCTAGTGGAAAACATCGGACTACTAGCTGATAGCTTTAGTGCAGGTGAACCAGTAGTTCCTCAAGCATCCCTCACGGAAGCTGAGAACTTACAGCCTGACAACATAGTAGCAGGCACACCAGCAGTTCAAGATGTCCCTATCTCTCAGAGATACACTCTTGTTGCTGCCAACATAGTCACCCGCCAACCCGAAGTTGAGGATGCTGTTGATCCTAACGCTATTATAGCTAGAGAAATAGAGGAACTACAACAAATGTTTGGTGGTTGGAACAGACGAATATACGAAGTGCCAGATGGCCGTCTCGTTCAAGCTGAACGTGAGATACAAGCTACCTTTGGGGATGTTGTCTCTATCGACAAGAAGGCCAAGAGCCTGCTCAAGTTTGGTAAGTCTGCTGAATTAACTAGCAATACCCTAGAAACTATCTGGTCCTACGGTGGTAATGAGACTTACATCAGTGACAACCTGATCGACAGCATCTCTTCTTCTAACGCCGCTGACAACGAAGAGATATACCTTGAGTGTCACACTGTAACTGGCACTGGTACAGACCAGAAGTTCACGTTTATGACGCAAGTTGTAAGTCTAAACGGTCAGAACAGAGTTCCTTTGCCCAGTCCGGTAGCTCGTGTTTCTACAATCTACAACAACAATGGTATAGAGCTTCTTGGTTCAGTCTATGTCTACCAAGATACTCCCCTGACAAATGGCGTACCCCAAGATCGTACTAAGGTCCACGCACACATCGCTCAGGGCTTTCAACAGTCCTTTAAGGCTGCAACGACATTTAGTGACGGGGACTACTACATTCTTACTGGTGGCTTCGGGTCTGTGTCAAACAAACAGGCAGCAAGTGTAGACTTCTACCTTGAAGTTAGGTCCGCAGGTAAGGTTTTCCGTCAAGGTGCTGCCGTTAGTGCAAGTTCTACTGGTGGTTCTTGGGAAATCAATCTTGATCCCTGTATTATCATCCCCAAGAACTCGGACATACGGATTACTTGTGAAACTGCCACCCAAAATGCTGTCGTATTCGGTAGCTTCAAAGGGTACTTAGCAAAGGTTATTGGATAATGAAGGTCGGATCAAAAGTATCATGGAATAGCTCAGGTGGAACTGCCCGTGGTATTGTCCGTGAAATCATCCGTGATGGCAAGGTTCCCAACATCCCCGTCAAGATCACTGGCACAGAAGAAGAACCTGCTGCCCGTATTGAGATTGTTGACGACGAAGGTAAGCCCACAGGCCAGATGGTAGGCCACAAGCTGTCCACTCTCCGCAAGTCTGTTGTTGTCACTAAAGCACAATACGCCAATGACATCTTCACGACAGAGGGTGAGGCCCGCGCCCGTAGCATGGATATGGGCTTTGGTGGTGCTACTCATGTGTCTACCTACAATGGACAGGCCGTTTATATGCCCGCTGAGAGCCATGAAGACTACTTAGGCTACTATGGTGAGGAAGACGACGAGGAAGGCCCCTCAGTGGACCGTATAGAGGCTCTGAGAGCTATCGTAGCTGAGATACTCAAGGTAGACTTCGCCAAGGCGGAATATCAGGGCGAAAAGGTCACTCTTAACAAGCCTCGTCGTATTCAGGGTGGCAACAAGAAGTTTGAGGTCTTCGTCCAAGACGGTGGCAAGGTTAAGCGGGTGACTTTCGGTGATCCTAACATGGAAATCCGTAGGGATGACCCCAAAGCTAGGGCTAATTTCCGCTCCCGCCACTCTTGTGATACCAAGAACGACAAGACAACGGCTGGTTATTGGTCCTGCCGCATGTGGGAAGCAGATACATCGGTGGGTGAGATGACAAAGAACATTGAAGGTAAAATCCTCAAGACTGACGACGAACAGCGTATGGTCTATGGTTGGGCATCAGTAGTAACCGAAAAGGGTGAACCTGTAGTAGACCGCCAAGGGGATGTTATCGAAGTAGACACGCTTGTGAAGGCTGTCAATGATTTTATGGAGCATGTGCGGGTCGGCAAGGCGATGCACTCAGGTGAGCAAGTTGGAACAGTTGTCCACTCGCTGCCTATCACCAAAGAGATTGGTGAAGCTCTAGGTATCCAGTCTGACCGTGAAGGATGGGTTGTCGCTTACAAAGTATTCGATGATGCAGTTTGGAACATGGTTAAGTCAGGTGAACTTGCGGCTTTCAGTATTGGCGGTCGTGCTACAAAAGAGGAGTTTTAATCTTGCCTAACCTCCTGAAAAACTTGCACCTTGAGGAGCTTTCCCTAGTGGATCGCCCAGCCAATGCACAGGCAATGGTTAGCCTCTTCAAGCGTGACACTTCCAATGAGGAAATTACTAAGATGACTGATGAAATGGAAGCCAAAGTAAAGGCGTACATGGAAGAGAAGGCATGTGGTAAGCCAGAAGCTATGAAAGCTCTTGGATACGACATGATGAAGTCTGACGAAGAAGTCGAAGCTATTGCTGAAGTCGAGAAGACTGAAGAAGTGGCAGAAGTCGAAGCTGTTGATGTTGATGCCCTTAAGGCTGATGTTGAGACACTGAAGGCTGAAAACGAGCGTCTTCGTAAAGGATTGATTGAAGAAGGTTACGTTATCTCTGCTGAGGCTATCGAAAAGAAAGCTGAAGTCGAAATGATGGAAGTTTCTGGCGAGATGGTCGTTAAGTCTGACATCCCTGCCCCCGTATTGAAGGCCCTCGAAGCTGCTGCTATCGAAAAGGCTGACATTGAGCTGACTAAGAGTGCTGGTGAGGCCCTGCCCCACTTTGATATTACAGTCGCTAAGGCTCTCGTAGCTAAGTTCTCTGAGGACGAAGCAATTATGGCTGCACTGAAGGCTGCTGACGCTGCTTTTGACGCTGCTATGCAAGAGTTCGGTAAGTCCGATGTAGATGGCGAGTTCGCTACCTCTGCTGACAAGCTCGACGCTCTCGTGAAGTCCTACATGGACGAAAACCAACTCAAAAAGAGTGACTATGCCAAGGCTTACGCTGCTGTAGCTAAGACTGATGAAGGCAAGACTCTTATCAATAAATCCTACAAAGGGGAATAATCATGGCTGTTATGCAATCTCGTGACAACCGCACCGAAATCGCTGGTGTTGGTGGTACAACTCAATTCAAATTCGTAACTCTCGACGCTGGTGGTGTTGTTACTGTTGCTGGCGCTGCTGGTGAGCAGGCATACGGTGTGTGCTTGGTCGGTGCTGCTGCTGGTAATGCCACAACCATCTGTGTGTCAGGTTCGGTTCTGGTAACTGCTGGTGGCACTATTGCTGCTGGTGCTGCTGTTCAGACGGACGCTGCTGGTGATGCACTGACTGCTGCAACTGGTGACGTTGTTATGGGCTATGCCAAAGAAGCTGCTGTGGACGGCCAGATCATTGAGATCGAACTGATCCAAGGCGGCAATATCGTAGCCTAATTTAGCATTTAAGGAATAATACAAATGCCTCTTTTGACCCCATCCGCCGTACATATTGACCAGCCGTTGTCTAACCTGACACTGGCATATGTGCAAGAGCAAACCAACTTCATTGCTGACAAAGTGTTCCCTGTTGTGGGCGTGCAGCGTCAGTCGGACAAGTACTACATCTACGACCGTGCGAACATGAACCGTTCGGGTGATGTAAAGAAACTGGCCCCCCGCACGGAAGTGAACCGTATCGGCATGGCAATCTCCAACGACAGCTACTTTGCTGACGTGTATGGCCTCGGCATGGACTTCGACGAGCAAACGCTTGCTAACGAAGATGCCATGTTGGAAATCCGTGCTGCTGGCGCTCAGACCCTCGTCAACCGCGTCCTGATTGAACGTGAAGAGCAGTTCGCTGCATCGTTCTTCGCTGCTGGTGTTTGGGGTACAGATGCTACTCCATCGAACCTGTGGTCGGACTACACCAACTCGACACCAATCACTGATGTGACCACTGCTCGTCGCACCATGCAGTTGAAGTCGGGTGGCTTTAAGCCAAACACTATGGTTATCGGTAAGGAAGTCCGTGACATCCTGATTAACCACCCTGATGTTCTGGCCCGCCTGAACGGTGGTGCTACTGTCACCAACACAGCCCTCATCACTGATGCAAAGCTGGCTGAAATCTTTGAAGTAGAGAACTTCTACGTCATGGAAGCTGTGGCTAACACTGCTGCTGAAGGTCTGGCTGAGAGCAACGCCTTCATTGGTGGTAAGAACGCACTGCTGGTCCACACACCACGCAATTCGGGTCTGATGACCCCTGCTGCTGGTCTGACCTTCGCATGGAACAACATTCCAGGGGTTAACAACCTCGGCATCACTGTTGAATCGTTCTCGGACGATGCACTGCGCCGTCAGCAGGTTGCTGAAATGATCCAAGTCAAGATGTCCTACGACATGAAAGTTGTTGGCGCTGATCTGGGTTACTTCTTTGAAGATGTAGTCGCCTAATCGACTTTACTAACGGAGTGTCCCTAGTCTTCGGGCTAGGGGCATTACCCAACTATAAAAGAACATAACAGTATCCTCATAATGGAGTAGTCCCATGCACCCTAGTTATCTAGGTTTCCAACTTGATTGGCCCGTATTCGTTAAAGTCCCCTTTACTGCTGGTGGTAAGAACCTAAAGCGAGGTGAGCATTTTAACTGGACAGGTATGGTTGGAGTAGAGGCAGATAAAGTTGCTACGCTGTACGCGGCAGGTTATATCTACCACAACACAGAATTAGAAGTCCAGAACAAGGTTGGTGATCGCCTCTCAGAGATGAA